ATGTTTGTAGAACTCGTTTTTGATAAACGTAATGTGGCAGAACTGCCTGGCGCTGATGAACTGATCCTGGCTGAGTTGACGAAGCGGGTACATCGGATTTTCCCCGATGCCGATGTGAGAGTGAAGCCGATGCAGGCGAATGGGCTTAACTCCGACGCAAACAAAAGCGACAGAGAAAAGCTCAATCGTATGTTGGAAGAGATGTTCGAAGAAGCCGATGAATGGTTGGTCGCTGATATCTAATGGCTCGTTTAAGCCTAGCCAGTAAACAAGATTTCATTCTTACCGAAAAAGACAATACCCAGAGCCTGATCGCAACTGCGCCATCAGGTTGGGATCCGAGAAGATGAAGAGCGCATGTATTGGTTGTATACCAAAACGTCCATCAGTGGTTCTCGTCCCCCAATTCCTTTTAAAACTAAAAATGACGCTATAGAAGCTGCTATTTCCTTCAGCGTCTATAACGTCGTTAAGAGCCGGAAGACATTCCGGCTCTTAACATTACAGAGCAACAGATTCGGACCGAAGATCATCAACCTGCGGCTCTTGTACACCATAGATAAGCTCTTCAACCAGCTCTCGCACCGGCATCTCAAGGCGCAGATCAATCCAGCGGCCATCAGGAATGTCCATTGGCTCGCCAGCCACAATAGCTGCAGTATCAACATCAAAACGACGCCTGCTGACCTTCACATAGATGGTACCATCCTTACCGGTGCTGGCTTCCACAAAGCATAGACGGTTACCGTTAACGTCCTGGGGTACTTCGATATTCCAGCCTTCCTCAGCAAAGCCAAGCGAACCAGTGACCTTATAAACCCCGACAGAAATACGCTCAGCGGTTACACCTTCTGCCTCCCCGTTCACTGCCACACAACCGGAAAGAGTAAAACCGTTCAGGTAATCATCTGGCATTTTTTCAGGTTCCCCGGAAAGCCTGGCAATGGGTGATGCTTTCTTGATGAAACCGTTACTGTCTACTGTTGTATTTCGTGTTGTCCAGTACGCATACCACGGTGTCCAACTGGTCCCCTGCCAAACCCGTAACGACACATTGCCAGCCTCTGACCCGCTTGTACCGTAGTGATAGCAGTTCTGAAGCGTTCGCCATGATGACGGTGTAGTTCCGGTATCCGTTTTCCAACCGTACACATCCAAGAAATTCGTACTACCTGCCGGGCCGGCAGCACCGTTGCCAGCACCTACCATCCCACGCCGTGATTCTCGAGCTTCGTTGTAGTCAAACTGACCATTCGTTACACCGCCCGTTAATCCCCAATCCTTCAAGTTTGAAATATCTGCAACTGATGGCTTATCCAATTCACTAAACAACCTCGTCCACGTAACTGCACCGGATGATGCGGTTGTGGATGAACCAACCCAAGATTGACGCCCTGAAGCTATGGCAAAGTATGCGCAGCTTGGCCCTCCATCGATGGGCATAGACATAACCGCGCCAGAGACGTTCCCAGGCCTATTAGCCGACGCTACTGTGTATCTCTGGATTGAAGATTTATTGTCTTTGGAAAATGTATCCGCAGTGTGGATCGGGCCAGAACCGAACCCGGCTGCTACTACGGGTTTAACACTGTTGGCGGCGTTCTGTTCGCTGATTTTTGCTGCCGCTGCTGATGCCGCCGACTCGACACGCATACGGTCAACAGTTTGAACAATCTCCGGCGTGATATCGCTTTCACCAGGACGGCGCAGGAAGTCATTAAGCGTGCCGGGCAGCGAGTCCGTATAAACCTCTATAGCCCCAACCCGTTCAGGTTGAGCACCATAGATAGAAATAATAATCTCATAGGTACCAGGTTCCACATTAAGCGAATATCGCCCAGTATCGTCGGTGACAGATTGAGACTTTGCCAGACCCAGCACCGTTGACGATGTTTTCATTGAACGCATCGTAATGGTTACGCCGGATCGGGAATCACCATAAGGCCCCTTTAATACGCCGCTAATTAGTGTCATTCGATTTCTCCATTAGTTTCTCAATCAGCTCTTCCAGGCGGTCAATTCTATCTAGTGCCTGGTTAAGAGCAGTTAGCGCCACATAACCAAGCGTTGCATAATCAACCGATTTTACCTGCTCTACCGTTTCACCAGTTTGTAGTTGCAAAGAGCCACCTTCTGCAACGAGTTGCGGCAATGTTTCTTCAATCTCCTGCGCAATACCACCAATGAATGGTTTACCATCTCTCTTACCGGTATAAAGTTTCAATCCGCGAATTAAAGCTATGGGGTCTTCGATCTCTTTTATTTCGGTTTTAATACGTAGATCTGAACCAGTAACCCAATTACCAGTGAGATTATTAAAATCACCGTTATTCTGTAACCGGACCTCATGCCACCTCCCCAGATAATCCTTATAAGAAAGAAACCCATAATCGGCAATTCCAATTTCTTGACGCACTGACATTTGAAATGCTTTAGTGTTTCCTTCCGATATCAAATTACAGAGAACCTGCCCTCCGTAATAAGTACCACTGTGAGCACGCGTTTCATATTGAACAGTGATTGCTGGAGGCCATTCTGGCTCCGATGCCATCGCACTAATGCCTTTAGGCGCCAAGATTACATCGTCAAAAGTAGTGGACCTCCTGAATCTAGAATAACCACTGACATCAAGATTAGCGGCGCCCCCCATTATGAGAGAGCCAAGCAAAGACAACGAACCTTTAATTTCCTGTGATATAGTAGTTTGCTTATCTAATTTGTTATTGAGCAAAGAAGTAAAATTATTCCATGCTGGCCCTGTGTACGTACTGCCATCCGGGAGATTAACCGTAATATTTCCGGTGCCGCTAAATACCTGCTGCCAATTTTCTTTATCGTGGTTTAGACCGCGCAGAGCTTTCGCCGTCTCTGCGGCTAACTGAGCGGTGATTGCGTTCATCGCGTCGCGCGGTACTGCATACCAAGCAGCGCCTGCCTGCGTCGGGCCATCGTAGTCTTTAATCAGCGTCACCTGTGTGGCACTGTCCATCGTCTTCACCGGCAACGTATAAGTTACCCCTCCAACTACGCTCACGATAAAGTCACCGGCCTTCAGCTCAGTGATAAATGCCGTTCCCGCCCCCTTCACTACAGCGGAGTTATTCGTTAAGATTAGAGTGCCTGCTGGCATGGTGTTCTCCTAATTTAAATTGATAAACCCTCGAACTAGAAACGAAGATTATTCCAAGCGGAATGCTGTATATTGCGGAGTGGCAAAAACATTCACCAAGAAAGATGTTTTTTGATTTGCCGCCTGATTCAATTCCCCAGCAGCCAAATGCCAAAAAACAGATTCTCCTCTTGCAGCGGAAATATCGACATACACGATTGAGACAGAGGGCTGACCAGCTCCTGAGCTTATTATTGTTTCAGGAAGATAACTGCCATCCGTTCTATTTTGACGCACGCCACCATAGCCATGCGCGCCATTATTCCCTCTTCTTGTTATCTGAATCTGTCCAAAAACACGAACCGGAATAACATTATTGCCGCCAAAGCGTAAAAAACGACTGACGTTGGTATGCCCCCCTGTCCAAGCGAGCATCGAACCATCCATAATCGCGCCTTCGATATTGGCAGCGGATAGTTTCCCCTCAATAGAACAGTTTTCAAGGATCCGGCAGTTACCAATGACCCCATTTTTAAACTCACCGGTGTCCGCATATATCGTCCCACGAGCGACAATATTATTGAATTCGGCCCTACCATCTTTATTTATCGCCCAACCACGCTGGCCGTCTATCCAATTTGATGACTGGATATGCTGCGCAATCTTGGCACTATCAATGGTGCCATTACGAATAAAGACATCACTGATAAACACCTGTCCATCAACTACAGCAAATGGCGAATATTGATTACTGTTGTTACCACTCATCAACACAAACTGGTTGGCGTTAAACCCGACGCGAGTGATTACCGGTTTTCCAGCTTCCGCCAATACCGCTATCGACATTCCAGCATTATAAAAAGTCCCGTTCACCCGCACGCCCGCTTTCAGCGTATGGATGGCCGTTGCACCGTTGGCGTCTACCGTAGCGGTCAGTTTGTCTTCCAGCACTGCGGTGACGTCGTTAATTTGCGCCTGGACCTGGGTAGACATTTCGGCCAACGCTCGATCAACTGCGGCAATGGTAGTCTTCACAATAAGAATATCAGCACGCACCGTGCCGTATTGTTCCCACTGATGCTCTACCGTAGCGTTGTTGGCCAGAGCATTCTGTAGTATGGCCTCAATATTTGTGTCAATGTCCCCCGTCAGCCGGTCACCGTCTTTGTCCGTCAGGAATCCATCCCCGATACTCTCGAGATAGTCGCCGGCGTTCGCGTTAGACTGCCCTCTGATCCAGCCAGTCCAGTCCCCGATATTCCCGGTCCTGTCCTGCAGGCGTGCACGAAACCAGAACGCTTGCCCAGCCTTCAACCCGGTCATTGTGTGGGTATGCAGCGGGTACGGAATATCAGCCAGCAACATGGCGTTATTGCCTGCAGCATTGTCCGCGTAGTGAATTTCTGTTTTTAGCGTGTCATCGGCGCCACCAGGGAATCCCCAATCCAGCCGGATGCCCCACAGCAAAGGCGATGTTTTAAACCCAACCGGTACCGGCGGTTTCCCTTCTTTGCCTTTCAGCACAGTTTCTGGCGCGTTCGCCCAGAGGCTGGAAATTTCCGCTGCATTAATAGCACGTACACGGGCCTGATAGCGTCCGGCATAAATACCTGGTACCTCGAACCCCTGCGTTGACGTTCTGGCTGCCGGTATCCAGTTGCCATTATCCCGACGCCACTCTGCCTCATAAGCAATAGCGCCTTCTGCCGGATCCCAGATCACGCGTAATGTAGTAACGGCAATATTTTGGCTAATCGTCGAAAAACTGCCGATCGCAACGTTCTTCGGTGGTGGCTGTACGCCAGGAGGAATAACCGTGATCGGGCGCTCCTCGATACGCGCACCGGTATCGATACGCGCATATTTGTTCGGGTCGTGCTCAATGGCCGTAATATCAAACGACACGCCGTCTTCATTTTCAGTCACGCCGGTCACTCGGAACAATTGAATGGCCAGGTCGGATGCATCCACCGCCCACACGCATTCCGCTACGGGCAATTCGCTGTATGCAGTAGTTACTGTAACGATATGGCCATTTACTGCCTGTATGGTGCGTGCCTGCGACTTACCCGATGGCAAGTTAACAATAAGGCGCTCACCCAAGGCAGCCGACGATTCGCGGTCAAGAGTGATATTGCGACCAGAGACGGCACTGATACGACCACCAAGTGGACGACCGGCCAGCGTTTCATCCGCAACACCAATGATGTAACCAGGAAGGGGGATATTACCGTCCATACCTACGGTGAAATTAATCGCCCGGTCCTTGTCATTCGTCAGCAGCAGCCATCTACCCCGACGAATTGCCTCGGTCTCCCGGGTACAACCGATCGCTGTAATATCAGCCTGTTTAATTCCATATCGGCGGATCAGTGAGTTTTCGAAAACTGGCGCTACGGCATCCTGGTAGCCGTTCGCAGGGTCGGCCCAACTCACCATAACCGTACTGTAGTGCGCTTTCTCACTTGAGCTTGCATCGTTAAACTCACCATCTTTAACGTTGGCCCGGGTGTAGATATAATCCAGGTCGCGTGGCATATCAGCCAGCGCGTTCATGCTGTTCTTCGCCCAGTAGGTCATGCCCCGGAAAATGTTGGCAAAGTCACGCAACACCGTCCAGGCGTCCTCTTGAGATTGAATGTAAGCATCACAAAGGAACCGCGGCTCCACTCCATCACCGCCCCGGCCATCAGGCACCATTTGATCGCAATACTGAGCAATGGCGTAGAGGTCAAATTTCGTCATCACCAGATTTTCGGCTTTGACACGTTCACCAATGCTATAGCGGTCATTGACCAGTAAATCGTAAAACACCCATGCAGGGTTATTCGTCCAGGCCCATTTAAATGAACCATCCCATGTACCGGTATAAGAACGGGTGATCGGGTCATAAGTCGTCGGTACGCGTACAACGCCCATTTTTGGTTCGCAGGATACCGGCGGAATGTTCTGGAATTGCTTAGCGTCGAACTGAATGAACAACAATACTGTTTCTGGGTATCGCAGTTTTACATCAATCAACTCAGTAACAGATTCGATTACCATTTTATCGGCTATCCGATTACTGGTGCTGTTCGGCGTTAGGCGGCGCACACGCACTTGCCAACCCGTTGTGGATTTCGGCAAGTCAATGCGATGGCTGCGCTCATATTTCGTTGTAGTCTTACCATCGATAGCGGTATTCAGTATCTCCTGATAAGCACCGCCATCCGTCGCCACGTCGATCGCGTATTCAATTCGGTGGCCGACGACATCACCGTTATCTAATTGCTGCTGCAGCTGTTGCCAAGAGAAGCGAAGACGGAACGCCGATAACTGGGTATTCGTCAACGAGCGAACCCACGGAGTTTGACTGGTTAACTCTGTGCCGACAGTGATCTCATTTTCTACATCAGGCATACCCGGAATGTATTCCTGATCGGGTGTACCTGAACGAAATTCCCATTTAACTCCGGGAAAGTTTTGAGTACCGTCAGCGGCAACAATCGGCGTACCATCGAGAAAAATGTTTGTGCCATCCAGGCCGCCTTCCCACTCCCCTTCACCTAGCGCCAAAAGGATTTTGGCATAGGATGTAGATTGCAGAGAGTCGGGAGACTCTGTTGGGGTTGTGATGTTGCTGCTCCCCCCTTTGTTACCGGTGATAGCTGTCATATTTACTCCAGGCATAAAAAAACCCGCCGGAGCGGGTCATTTTTCATTTTAAAAATTATTGCTGGTCTTCGGCATAAATACCGGCTGAAATAATTGCCCCACCAACCCGGCGCTTACCGTACCCAATCGGGACCGGATTACCCTGTGCAATAGTATTAACCGGGCCACCAAATGCATAGCTGGGTTTGTTATCTGGATCTTCCCTTCGTGCTAACCCACTCTGCATAGGGGATAGCATTTGGACAACACCGCCAAGCATCATGGCGCCGCCGATCTGCATTGCATAAGGCCCCCACGTCGCGCCGCCCAATGCTTGCCCCCATGGAGTAAATGCACCAAAGGCACCGACAGCTACCAACACTGCACCGAGGATGGTCTGAAACACACCAGCCTTCTTGCTGCCAATGATCACCGGTGCAATTCTGATATCGTCTCGACCGGTGAACTTAATTTCATCCAGCCCAATATTCTTTTTCCCATTGAATACAGCAAATGTCAGCCCTTTGTTTTTTGCAGTTTGCAAAAAACGCTCAAAACCAGGAATAGTTATCGATAGAGCCTTAATTGCCTCACGCGGTGTATCGATAACCAATCGATGTACACGGCCGAAAGTAGAGCCAAGTACACCATATAAGCGCACTGTCCTATATTGATTCATAATTTATATTTCTCTAATTATTTTTGAGTTATGCCTCAATGTAATAATCGTCCGTGCCAGCCAGTAGCCGCCATAGGGAACGCGCTGGCTCATATGGCCATACATGTGATGGAGCATGACGCCCTCACCCAGATAAACCCCAGCGTGGTTTGGCTCATCAGCGCGCACTTGCATAATAATTACATCGCCGACTTGCATTTCGCCAGATACAGGCAAAAAACCTGCATCTGAATGAAGTTTCATATAAAGGTTTTCACCACGCTCCCACCAACCATCCTCACGCAGGTAGTTCGGCAAGGTTATTTCTCGCTCGAGCTGATACCAATCCCGCACAATGGCGTAGCAGTCCCAGAAACCATGCACGAATGGACGCCCCAGCAGCGGCTTGATACCTTGCGTCGGCATTACCTGCCGGATATCACCCTCCGGCCAACTGGCGATGATCCACGGCAACTGTGACAGGTCGCATTGGGCAAGATCGAGTTGGCTGGGTTGTGTCGTTGCATCGGGGTGGCTATGAACGATACTGACAATATCACCGCTATCCTCCACCTCGGCGTAATCCTCCGGTGCCAGGCTAAATTGCTCCGTCGGTTCCGCTGCCAAATTACGGCACGGCACATAGCGCTGCCGACGGCCGTTTTGCACCACCAGCCCGCAACACTCGTTTGGATACTCCGCCTCCGCGTGCGCCATAATGGCGCTGACAATGTGCTTTCGCATGATTACCTCTTCAACAAGGCGGATCCAGGAAACCCGCCGAACGGAAGTGGATTGCCTTTCCCCCAACGTGGTTCGCAGCCGGTAGAAAGTAAACCTGAGCAGTCATCTTTCGATGGGTCGTCGGTTGGCTTGCCGTCTGCATCAAAATACGCAGTGCCGGTATAACCACAGGATGCGCCGCGATACTGCCCACGCATGCACCACGTACAGAGCCCGTGGATTTGCCGCGTGGGGATCATGAGCCCTTCCAGATCTGCCGGTGACGATAACGCAAACTCAATGACCGTGTTATTCCCGCTCAGTTTGCAATCGATATACCAAACTTCGATATCTTCCTGAGACGAATCGGCCTCCGGGTTGCCTTCAGGAAAATTACGGGCGTCAAGATAATGCGCATAGGTGTCGCGTATCGTCACCTTGGCTTTAGCCATGTTCTGGTAGTACAAACAGAGTGAGGCGATCGTGCCGTCGATATTGCTAACGGACAGGGAGGGGCTTGGTGCCGACCCATCGCTGGTCACCTCCAGCCCTTCAATCTTCACCGGCCAGGGTTTATATTCCCGGCCCTGCCACCAGATTGATTTTGCCAGCAGCATACCGGGATCATCGCCAGCGGCTTCAAGCTCACCCTCAGAGTGGGGAATGGTGTAACTGTGGAAGTACAACTCCGGCCCGTTAAACTGGGTCCCATCCACAACGAACAGGCGCACTTTACTCCCAGGTTCAAGACGCTGGTGATCAGTATTAATCGACATGATTTTTCCTATGGGTGGTAGGCGCGGGTAAAGGTAACGGAAAGAGAAAAGTAAGCGCCACTGGCCTGTACGGTGTATTTGCCTGCCTGATAGAGACCCAGCTCAAACATCGGGTTTTTCCACTTAAAGGAGCGGTAACCTTTGTGCTCCCGCAGAAACTTGACGATGGGATTTATCTCATCCCATACACCGACAAACACCAATGGCCAGCTTTCCTTCTCGCTGTTGATACCCTCACCGGAGCTCTGGGCGTACCCGTCCCCAAACTGGGTCGTTCTCACTACCGGCTCGATATCGCCAGAGGTACCAACCCGTGCAGGAAAGTTGAACGTTTCTAGTTTCATCGGTTCCCCTTGATTGCTCGATTCAATGTCCCGCCCTGGCTCATGCTTTTGTTCAGTAACATGCGAAAGCGCTGATCGACATAATTGGCAATGTCGTTTCCTGCGGATTCAAAGCCACCCGTGGCCTGTACCTGGCTAGCACCCTCTGAATTAATTGTGATGTCGACGTTAATTAGCGATGAATTCCCCATCACGCCATTCGCCTGAACACCCAGAGAACCATCCGAGCCACGCTTAAGCGGCATGATCGCTTCTGGCCCAGCCTCACCCATCAAGCCGGCGCCCTTGGCGAAAGCAAACAGAGTCGGGTTGTTCACCACTTGCCCACTGTAAGCACTCAGCGAAGGCGATTTATAGACACCCCCTTTAGCATTGGGAACATAACCCGACCAATCCGTCGGCATCCCCATCGCACCAGAACCTGCTGCACTGGCACCAGCACTAGCACCACCAAGCAAGCCACCGCCGATGCTCATAAAGGTAGAGAGAATGGTTCTCGTCAACAACGCTTGCATCGCCATATCGATAAGTTGCTGAACCACAGACTGGGTAATGGAAGAAAACAGCCCAAGCATATTCTGTTTAAAACTCTGCGTGCCGGTCAGCAAATCAAACATCATGCTGGAGGTCCGTTCTCGCACCATATCCACCAACCCCAATGCCATTTTGTGCACGCGGCTCTGGCCCCCGTACAGGCTCAGTGCCTGCTGATACTGAGCGTCTGCTGATTCCTGCGTTGCCGCCTGCATCAACAGCTCGTAACGCTGTTTATCCAGGAAACCCTGCTGATAATAAGCTTGGTATTGAGCTTGCTGTTGCACTAGCTGGTTGTTCAATCGTGCTGCAGGATCCACATCACCGGCAATGCTCAAGCGCGGCGCGGCAAGAGTATCGGTCTCTGCCTTCAACCGCTGTCGCGCTGTTTCTTGCTGCTGCATCCGGCTGGCAGTCTGGTATTCATTCTCGGTTAGCAGCCGCCCGTCATACAGCGCTTTTAGCTCTTTGCTGACCTCTTGCTCCTTGCGCACCGCTGCCTTCCCAGGTGCGTATTGCTCAGCCAGCTGTTCGCGCTGCCGCTGATAGTTCTCGGCATTCAGCGTCATCTCACGCTGTACGTCAGCCTGACTGACACCGGCGGCTTTCGCCGTTGACGCTAACCTGGATTGGGCGCTTTGCTCATCCAAGGCGATCTTGTCGAGGCTGCTAAGATGTGCCTGCTCGATCTGCTGACGCAGTTGCTGGTACTGATCCAGAGACTGCTGCCTGCCGTTGTCGCCAATAACATAGCCTTTAGGACTACCACCGCCTCCTAGAAATGCTTTCGGCGTTTCAATTTCAGTCTTAACACCGCTGCTTTTACCATTTAGCTCTTTAACAGCGTTTGCTCGGCGCTTTTGGATAGTTTCCTCGCTCTTACTGGCATCCTCCAACTGTCCGCGCAAAATATTCCGTTCTTTCTTCAATTCTTCTGGATCTGAATATAAGAATCCCAAAGTCCCCTTGCGACGACGTTCCAGTCCAGCAAGCCGGGTATCGCTCAAGCGCGATAACTGGCTTTCAATCTTTGTTTTTTCCTCACGCAGTGTCTTTAGCTGCTCGTCAAAGCTATCGATTTTAATGGCAAGTTTCGCGCTGGATAGCTTCTGGAGATCACCGGCAGTTTCAATTGCCGCATCCTTCAACGCCAAAGCCGATTGGCGAGCCAATTGGTTCTGCTCATGAAAATACAGCATCGCTAATCCCGCCTGGATGGCGACACCGATCGGGCCGCCAAGCGCTCCCAGGGCTACGTTGGCAATACGGGATGCGGAACTGACCCCCTCCGTCGCCTGCGCGGCGCTACGCGCAGCCGCTGCCTGATCGCGCCAAGCCGCTGCGCTGTCATTCAGACCAGAGGCCAGCTTCAACACCTCCTCCGTTCGGCTGCCTCCCCCTTCTCCAGAGCTGTTGCTCGCCTGGCGAGCCGCGTCATCCAATTGTTTCATCTGCGCTGTCGCCGCGCTCGTGACGGAAGAAAGTTCGGTGAGCACCTGCCCATACTGCCGGGCGGTAGCAACGAGATCCCTCAGCGACAAGTCAACACCTGTCAGACCTGCCAATTTGCCCGCCAGGCCACCAAGAGTACCGCCGATGCGTTGATAGGCCTCATCGGTCTTTTTAGCGTCCTGTTGAGCCTGACGATTAAACTTGGTGGATTGATCGCCGGCGGTACGGTAAGCCGCCGTCAGTTTGTTCTTAAAGTTGGCGTCATTCAGGTACAACCCGACCGCCAACGATGCTACATCAGCCATTTCCCAGCACTCGCATAACGTCAGCACACTGCATATCAATACTGCTTTGCACCGGCTGAACGGATTGATGAATAGGGGCATTTTCCAAAGTATCAGCAGTGATGCCCTGCAGTTTGAAATATGCCCGCCAGTGATTCAGGATTTGCGCCGGCAACGCGGCGATCTTGCGTGGGTCCGACTCACCCCAGCGATCGGCCAGTTGAAACATCAACATCAGCCAGGGCGAGTCAGTCAGTTTTTTTCCGCATCCTCCAGGCTACCGACCGCATGACGTTTGACGGTGCCAATGGCATCGACCAACGTTGGGTTGTCATGTGCCGCCAGCAGCTCATCCACGCTGGGCAACGCGCTTGCCGGGATGCGCTTACCGTCCGGCGTCATAAAACAAGACAGTAGGAGTTGAACGTTGAGCTTTGCCGCTTGGCTCATATCGCCACTGTCGATGGCGGCTTTCATGCCATCTTCATTTTCCTGAAGCTCAGCGGCTTTCAGACGGCGGATGAAAGTCTTGACTCCAAAAATTGGCGTTTCAATCACGTGGTCGTCGGATTTCAACAGCGCCGCTTTTAGGGCCTTCAGATCATATTTCTCAGTCACGGTAATTCCTTTTTCACAATGCGTGATTTATATAAATGATCGCCGCAGGTCATTGTTGCCTGCGGCGGAAAACACTTTGCAAACACCCAGAGGCGGTTCGCCCCGGGCGCTTATTCAACGCGATTTGTTGGTTTGTCAGACCTTCGCTGTTACCGCTCCCCAGGTGTTGCTATTCTGTTTGCCCTGTACGGTGATTTGAATAACTTCACTCGCTGGGGCGGTGATCTCATTCATTTTCCAACCAGATAAAGACAAGATAGAGGTGGAAGTGCGGCCATTCGGCAACTCAACATAAAACTGCACGGTTTCACGCTTATCTGCAGCATTCAGGAACGCGGCAAAATCGGTATTGGCAGGATCGTCGATAAAGCCAAGGGATTTCTCCGCCCCCTCAGGCAGGTCGGAAATAAACTGTTTCGTGGTATCAAGCAACGTGGTGCAGTCAACAAAACTGCCCGTTTGCCCCATTTCACCTACCGCTTTACAGTTCGTCAGTGCTTTCATCGTCGCCGGCGTGGCGCCTACGGTGCCCCACTTAACGATAGTTCCAGCAGGCAGCATGGCGTACTCTGGCGAAGTTTTATCAGCCATAATTTCTCTCTCTTTTTTGATGAAGGATGGTGGTAGCGGTTGCTACCGGTTTTCGATGCCATAGCGGATGTTGGCCGCCAGGATGCGTAACACTTGGGTTTTGTTGTGATCCAATGCTGGCCGGATAAATGGCACGGCAGCTTGAGTTACCGTGCCGTACTCCTGCGCCAATGCTTTTTGGTAATGCTTCTTACTGGGGCCGACACGCAGCGTCAGCGTCCCCCAACCGGCAACACCAGAAACGATGGCAATGCTGTCACGCAAATGCGCTTCGTTTTCCATCGCGCTATCGCCGATATACTGCGGCATATCCCTGAGCACGGGAGCCAAGGCAGAGCGCCCGGCGTCATGCAGCACTCTTGAGGCAACATCACGCTTCACGGCCTCTAGCCTGCGAGCCAACTCAGCCATGCCGAAAACGTTGACGCCAATCATGCTGCGTTCTCCGAATGGCAAATGATGTAATCGCGCACCATGCGGTATTGAATACGGTTATCAGCCAGCGTTGTGGCGCCTTGCAAGATCGTGCTGCGCGTCACGGCCTGTACCGGCCAATGCCCAATATGACCGTGCTGAATCCCCTCCCAGGCGGTAAGAATGGTCTTGTCCAGCGTGATTAGCCGGGCGTAGTCATCTATAACGTACAACACGATTTGAAAGCGACTCTGCACCAGTGAGGTATCGACTAAACCGGTATTCAGCTTCAAATCGCTGATTTTCTGATAGGTCACGCCCTCTTGTCCGGGATCCGACAGCACCAGCGGATATACCGACATATGAGTTAACTCCTCCAGTGCAGTTTTAATTTCAAATTCAATCATTGTGAGCATCAGCCTCCGTTGTCATCTGCAATCGAGTAGCTTGAGGTACAGAAGATCTGCACATCGAGGTTCATGTGTATTCATTGCTTTTACGATAAGAAACGCTGCGGCAGGGGTATGCGACGAGCAACAGAACGTCTGGGGAATAACAAGCGGCCATTTAGGATAAAAACAATGCGCACTCTGCGGCACGCCTTGCCACCAAACCATCGAGCCTTATACCACCGGCATTTACCCAACGACCAAATTCGTTAGCTGCACCTTGCTTATCACCGGCGTTCACCCTGCGAAGTAAAGTCGAGGATGCCAGCGAACGTAAGCCAAGGTTATAAGCAAAGCTCACCAGAGCATCAAATTGCCCCTGGGTGATAGGTACACTCACCAATTGACCGACGCCTTGTTCAAACTGAGCGATGCCACACCTCAGTAAACGTTCTGCCATCGTCTGGCTAATTTGCATGCCAGCGCCGACTTTCTTGCCCTCCACAGGATGTGTCCAGCCATAGCCGATGGTCCAGACGCCCACCGAGTCCTGATATGCCTTCAGACGCAACCCTTCCGCACGCTTAATCAGTGCCATTCCGTTTTCACTCAACTTCATTGGCTTCCCCCTGAGGCTTTGTTGAGAAATCGGCGTTCCAACGATTTGATCAGCGATGCACCCGACCAACCGGCCATGCCGCAAACACCGCCCATAACTTCCGTTGGCCAGTCGTAATGCAGCGCAATCATCACCATGGTCAAGCCGGCGAAAATAGAAACAAATAGCTGTAGAAACAGCGTTCGCCAACTGAACGCCTCTCCGTTCAATATTTTGAATGAGTAACTGGCAATGGCGCCCAACAAGGTCATGCCAACGGCAATCAGCATAGATAGGATGTTGGGCTCACTTTTCCAGGGCATTTTCATAACCTCCCTCCCCCTTCCGGGGCATTGCCCGAACATCGGGTAATTGAAATAAAAAAGACCACCCAAAGGTGGTCTCATTTTTTGTGACACAATATTCACATTATATAGGCATAGTGAAATTTTCAGATATTGTGGAAAGTGGCCAATAGCTCGCGGCCTCATACCGTACTTTTCAGTCAGCAGACTAAAAAAACAAAACCCCGCCAAAGCGAGGCTTTAGATTGGGTCAGTGCGTAACCAACTAACTACTTTTATCAGATTACAGCCATTTTTGCGTACGCGTTAGTTTTTTTAAAACTATTTTTATCCTTTAAAAACCCAATGATCGGGTTAAACTTCCACCACCACGTAAGCAACTGCCATTTATATCAGACTATCAGCATTTTTGCGTACGCGTTAATTTTTTACAAAAAATATAATTCATTGATATTTATGTAATTTTTACATATTTCACATACATAAAATCATATTAAAAAAATTATTAAGGTGAAAGACGTTGGTTATTGAAAGCAAAAACCCCGCAGAAGCGAGGTTTTTATTGAATGATTGCGTAATGTCTTATCACAAAAATCAGGTAAAAATTATTTTTAGCACGCACTATATTTTTATTATTGGAATTACACCAGCCACCACAGAGTGAAAATCGGCTTTAAAATATTAACTTTTACACCCTCTTTAAAATAACGCCAACACAGTATATGAATAAAAACCTGTCCGGAGGATTTCAGTAATCCATACTCAACTTCACATCCAGCATCGCCAAACATCCCCCCACGAAACCTTCCGCAGTTTGCATCTCTTTTCGTACCGTCCCATCTGAACATTTTCTTTTTCTCGCTATCTTGCGAAGCGATACCCCATAAACATGATGCGCAATCAGCAAGTCGAACTCTTCAGGTTTATATTTCTTCAAGCGAATGACACAACCGTCGATAACCAATCCATCATCATCGCAACAGGATAGTTCACCAGATGACCGATGCGGCAGTAGGCCCTTAAAACCAGCGGCAATTGGAGAATAGTCAATCCCGCTGCTATCACGCGCCCATACTCCCCACCGTTCCAAAACTTTGTTCATATCTCTCATACTGACCTCTCCGGGGCTGCCAAACCGCCAATGACTCCGTGTCACCAAATGTTGAGAAACCCTCACCCAATCAATTACTGTATAAATAAACAGTATCAAGTATACCCAAAGGTATTTTTTTATCAACACCAGAAAGTCATTTACCTAACGGTAAATTTGGGTACGATGGCCTTATGAAAAATGAGCAAAAAAATCAACTGCAGGAAACACGGCGGGTACGCCTTTCCTCCCTGATCAACAGCCTTGGCGTTGGAGGACAGAGGCGCATGGCGGAAGCCCTTGGCATCGCTGCTGATTACGTTTCCAGAATGCTTTATCCCGCAGGTAAAAAAGGCAAGAAAGGTATTAGCGGAGATATGGCCAGACGAATTGAGCAATTTTTCTCTATCCAGATCGGTTGGCTTGATGGCTTGGAACACCTTGAAAAACGCCGTAGCCCCGACGCCCTTCAGCAAAACCAAGGCGCCCATATTAGAACTCTGCCTCTATTAGAGTGGGCATTGCCTTTGTTGCACGACAAAAACCCAAACAACAACAACGTAAAATACCCTGCCGTTGTTAATTGCAGTTCCAGTGCTTACTGGCTAACGGTGCGGGACAACACGATGAGTGGTTCGGTAGGTGTAAACTACCCAAAGGGCTCGTTAATACTTGTAGAACCAACAACATATGGTGTGACTGAGTTAGTCTCCGGTGACAAAGTCATTGCCAAAAAACAAGACTCTGACGAGCTTGTCTTTAGAATTTATGTCGAAGACGCAGAACACAAATGGCTTAAGGGGATTATGCCTGGACTCACTCCGCTGAATGGTAATGAGTACGATATCCTTGGGGTGGTGTTGGGTGCATGGCACCCTTAA